TGGCATAATACCCTTATGGATTGGGTAGAGAAACGAGTAGTAAAACTAGACAATATGATTTGGCGTAACCGTTGGGATAAACATAGGAAGGATGGTTTGAGGTATGGTAAAAAGAAAAAGAAAAATTTTAACTGAAGAACAGAGGCAGAGGGCTACAGAAAATCTTGTTAGGGCAAGGGCTGCTAAACCAGAGTCTAAAAACTTGAGTATCCATGAGGATGTAAGAAACTTGCCTGATGAACATCCCATTTCACTAAAAAAAGTTAAAAAATGGATTAATATAAATAAAGAAGAGAGGGATAGCCTACGTAAGCAATTAAGAATAAAGTATGACAAAAAGATTAATAATAGATACAACATTTTAGATGTGTATGTAAGAAATATGCAATCGTATCTTAAAAGTGGAGTATGGACTGACTTATTTTATGGTGTTGAGCAAGAATATAAAATTAGATATGTGAGTAACTAATATGCAATTAATTAAGAGTGGATGTGTGTCAGATGCTATAGAAAAGTATCTAAAGACACCTGAGTTTAGAAAAAATATATCCAATGAAAAGACTAAGATACAATATGACTATCAACTACGTAGATTAATGGATACAACATTAAAGGGGGCTGGTAATTTAGAACAAAAGGTAGGAACTATACCTATACGTGCGTTAAATGTAGCTAAATGTCAGAAAGTATATTGGGCGTTGGTTGAAAGTGTAAATTCTGGTTCAGACGGTATACGTTTTGCTAACTACACAATACAGATAGTTACACGAGTATGGAATGTACTAATGAAGTATGACCTACTTGAAAAAAATCCTTGGGGTTTTGTGGAAAGATCAAAAGCAGCACCAAGAAATACTGTATGGATGCCAGAACATTTTAAACAATTTTTAACTATGGCTTTTAGCATAGACAAATGGAGAAACATTGGTCTTCTAGTACGAATTAACGTAGAGTTAGGACAGCGCATTGAAGACATAAGAATGTCTGAGTGGTGTAATTATAACTTTGATGAAAAGATATATACAAGAGAGGTGATACAAAAAACAAAAGAAAGAATACCGGGAATACCTTTGTCAGACAGCCTCATACGTATGTTGATAGATCAGAAAGAACATTATGGTTTTCAGAATTGGGTAGTGCCTAATCCATATAGACTTAAACCTTATAGTGAACAAAATATATCTAGAACCTTTAGGAAAATAATGGATGAAGCTAAGTTACCCAAAGAGTTACAACTGAGAGACATAAGAAGAACAGTTCTTACTGACTTAGCAAATCATGGGGCTACAGATACTGAGATAATGGCTTACAGTGGACATAAAAGCAGGGAGAGTTTAATGCCGTATGTATGTATAAGTACACATCAAGCACGTAACGCTGCAGACAAACGAAACTTTTCTATGGATGATGATGAATGGATATAATCAAACACATAAATGGATTAGATTTACATTTGGATGAACGGTACAGGGGGAATTGTCCTATATGCAATGGTCGAAATACTTTTACAGTTACAAAACAAATAGGTGCGCTTCTTTACAACTGTTATAAAGCAGAGTGTAGATTATCTGGTGTGACAGGACAGAGAGTATCACTAAACGATATACAACATACAAATAAACAAAACACAAAAACATTTGAGATGCCAGAGTACATAATACCTGTGGTGGAGAGCACTAAAAATAGTCCTACCTTCTACAAGTTTTCAGTACGATATGGCATTAACTTAAATGATATTAACTTATACTACGACATCAGAGATCAACGTATCGTTTTTCCTATAGTACATAACCATAGTATCGTTGATGCTGCTGGTCGTGCAGTAAATTCTAAGGTAACACCTAAATGGAAACGGTATGGGTCTAGTGGGTATGGCTGTAGAATTGGTCAGGGTAATGTTGCAGTGGTCGTAGAGGATTGTATATCTGCTGCTGTGGTAGCAGGTACATTTTCAAACTGTATAGGTTTTGCATTACTTGGTACAAACTTTCTTACCTCCTATTACGAGCAACTACAGGATGTAGATGCAATTATTATTGCTCTTGATCCAGATGCAAGTAATAAAAGTATAGCAATGAAGAGGGAAATAAGCTCACACATTCCTGCTCAGTCAGGTATATTTACATTTAAATTAGAAGATGACTTGAAATATAGGAAGAAACATGATATAACAGGAATAAGAGATAGAGTTTTAAAAATTAGTAATGGTATAGAAGGAGCACACAATGGAATTAGCATTACTCCGCACACTAACCTCTCGTGAATTTTACGAGGGAAATAAAAGCATAGCAAAAGAGAGAATATTTAAAAGCAAAGAAACGAGAGCAATAAAGAATACTATTGATCTAGCTATGATTGAGTATGAAGATGATATAAACATAGGAGATATAGAAGCGTTATTCTTTTCTTCCAATCAAGCGTTGACTACTGCTCAAAAAGATATATACACAAGCCTATTTCGTAAGATGGACTTGTGTGATGAATTAAACTATGAGGTAGCACAGGATGTATTACGAGAATTAAATAGAGAAGATGCTGCCAATGAGCTTGTAGACATGGCTTTCAAGATGTCCAATGGTGAGATAACTTCTTTACATAAAGTGGTTGAATTTATTGATAGGCGTGAAGAAGATTTCATGCCAGCATTAAAGATTGCCTTTGAGAGTATGGACATAGATGAGCTATTGAAGAAGAATGACTTGGAATTTAAATGGAAGATAAACATACCTACTGTAGCACAATTAGTTCCCGGAGTTAATGGAGGACAATTAATTGTAGGTGCAGCAAGGCCAAATACAGGTAAGACAAGTTGCCATGCTTTCTTATGTGCAGGTAAGGATGGCTTTCTTCATCAAGGAGCAAAAGTTATGGTGCTTGCAAATGAAGAGGCAACTAATCGTGTGTCTGCAAGATACTTAACTGCATCATGTAACATGACTATAGATGCCATAAAGAAAGATAAAACAAAAGCAGAACAATTTTTTAAACCAATGAAGGATAGTCTTAATGTAGCTGATGCTACTGGTTGGGATCTAGATAGGATGGAAAGGGCTATAAAAGCATATAAACCAGACATATTGATTGCTGACATGGCAGATAAATTTCATCCAGAAGGAGCATACATAGCGCATCACGAAAAGTTAAAGGCTACATACATAAGATTAAGAATATTAGCAAAACAATATGACTGTGTGATATTTGCTATGTCACAATTATCTGCTGAAGCAGAGGGTAAAGTGTTTGTAGATATGTCTATGCTTGAAGGAAGTAGAACAGGCAAAGCTTCAGAGGCAGATATATTATTTTGTCTTACTAAGACACCAATGATTGAAGGACAACAGGAGGAAGATAGCGCAGAGAGACATTGGCTTGTACTAAAGAATAAGCTTACTGGCAAGCATGGTAGAGTTGTAACCATGTTTGACCCTGATACGGCTACATATAGTGCATAGGAGGGGTATATGAAACTTACAGTGGATATAGAAAATACAGTAACTCGTTTACCTTCAGGAAAAATATTACTTGATCCATTCACGCCTGAAAATAAACTGGTTCTTGTATGTACAAAAACAGATAGAGGAGAGGAGTCTTCCTTCTGGTTTAACCACAAGACGCATACAACGGAGGGAGCTAAAGACAAACTACAAGCCCAACTGGATAAGGCTACTGTGATCATTTGTCATAATGCTCAACATGAACTCATTTGGTTGTGGGATTGTGGTTTTAAGTATGATGGTGCAGTGTTTGATACTATGCTTGTTGAGTATTTGTTTCAACGAGCACAGAAACAACCACTATCTTTACAGGCGATTGCAGAAAGATACTGCCTTGATAATCAGAAGATGGACCTGATGAAGGAACAACTTAAAGCAGGTGTATCTGTAGATGACATAGATGGTGATGATTTAGAAGAGTATTGTTTAGCTGATGTTAAAGCTACACAAGAACTATCTGAACTTCTAATAAAGAAGCTATACACTACGGAGTATTCTTCTCTTAATCCCATTGTCAATTTAACTAATGAGTTATGCAAACTTTTAGCAAAGATATATTCAAGAGGGTTTTCTATAGATAAACAAGCACTGATGTCTGTTAAAGAGGAATTTAAAAAAGAGCAAGCAGATATAGTTAATGCATTGAATGTTGAAGTGATAGAGTTAATGGGGGATACGCCTATAAATTTATCCTCACCAGAACAACTAAGCACTCTGATCTACAGTAGAAAGCCTATAGAAAAAAATGATTGGGCTACAAACTTTGCACCGTACATGAACAAGAAAGACTATAAGGAACAGGTAGTAAAGAAAAGTAGTATTGTATATAAAACAAAAGCTATACAGTGTTCCGATTGTTTTGGTAGAGGCTTTAACATCGCAAGAAAAAAAGATGGTACGATAGGAAAGGCAAAACGATTATGTAAGGTATGTGACTCTAAAGGTATTCTTTATCTACCTCAACAACGGATTGCAGGGTTAAAGTTTTCTGCTCCCTCTGCCAGTTGGGTATCTAATCATGGTTTTAGTACAAGTAAGATAAACATAGAGATGTTAGAAGCAGTAGCTAAACGCAAAAAAATGACAAAAGCGCAAAACTTTTTACATAAGGTAAGAAGGTTATCTGCATTAGATACATATCTATCTTCTTTCGTTGATGGAATAGAAACTTATATGAAAACTGATGGTAAACTACACGTAAGATTAGTACAGCATAGAACGTCTACAGGTAGACTTGCGTCAGACTCACCTAATTTACAGAATATGCCAAGGGGAAATACTTTTCCTATCAAGCGTGTATTTAAATCTCGTTGGGAAGGTGGTAAGATAATAGAGGCAGATTTTGCACAGTTAGAATTTAGAACAGCAGCATTTTTGGGTGAAGATGAGTTAGCCAAGTCAGAGATCAACACTGGTTTTGATGTACATAGTTATACTGCAAAAGTAATTTCAGATGCAGGACAAAAGACTTCGAGACAAGAAGCTAAAGAGCATACCTTCGCTCCTTTGTTTGGGGCTACAGGGTATGGAAAATCTACAGCAGAAGAAACATACTATAAACAGTTTATACATAAGTATGAGGGTATAGGGTATTGGCATAAGCAGTTAGCTAATGAAGTAATGTCTACAGGAATGGTTACGACACCCACAGGAAGACAGTTTGCTTTTCCTGATGCTAAACGTAGAAGTAACGGTGGCATTACATACTTTACAGCAGTTAAGAATTATCCTGTACAATCTGTATCTACAGATATAGTTCAATTAACTTTACTATTAGTTGAAGAGAGGATGCAGAATAAACAACTTAAAAGTATGATTGTAAATAGTGTACATGATAGTGTAGTTATAGATACGCATCCAGAGGAGGAAATATATGTAAAAGAATGTGTAGAGCAAGTAGAAAAAGAACTTCGAGATATGTTAAACTTAAAATTTCAAATGAATTTTGACGTTCCATTGATAATGGATTGCAAGATAGGAAATAATTGGATGGAAGTTGTAGAATATGCTTGACAAAAAACAATAAAAGTGTATAATGGGCATCTTCTTAACAAGAAAGGAATATTAAATGGAAACACAAATATCTACAATTAGTACAGATAACTACGACATTATGGCAAATGCAATGGGAATGGGTAAGCAATCAACAAAAGATAGTTCTCTCAGTATCCCTAGAATGAAGATTAGCCATCAACCTATTATGGACATGGTTGAAACAAAAGGTAAGAAGAGACAAATGGAAGTAGTTCCGGGAGGAACATTTGCAATAACTGACAATGATGGGGATGTACATTATTCAGAGGGCATTACTTTCAGACCTTTCTTACAAAGGTTTCGTTATGTGCGTTGGGTTCCCTTCACTGTTCCAGATCAAAGCGGAAAGAAGGGTAAGTTTATTAGGTCAGTATTTGTTACACAAGACAACTTCAATAACGCTGATCACATGGATGATGATGGTGGATTTAATTGTGGAAGACCGTCAGGGTATATCAAAGATTGGCAAGCGTTGCCTGAAGCTACTCGTCGTTTAATATCTTCTGTAAAGCGAGTCCGTACTTTATTTGGTATAGCTTCATCAAAAGAAACCATGAACGCAAAGGGAGAGCCTTTAGATAAACCTATTGAAGCTCCTGTCATTTGGGAAATAAGTAACAAGGATGCGTTTAAGGTTATGGGAGAAGCTATTGGTAAATACTATTCAGCAAAGCGTCTTTTACCTGAACATTCAATTTCTATAACTACTGAAGGATCACCAATGCCTAATGGTAATATGGTATTTAGTCCTATTCCTGTAGTTGATTTATCTACCAAGATTGATATCAGTGATACAGACCAACAAGCTTTCGGTAATTTTGTAGCATGGGTTGATGGTCAAAACAATTATATTGAATCTAGGTATAAAGAAAAAAGTAGTGGTGAAACATTCTCTAGTGAAGACGATAGCATCATTGATGAGTTTGTTAATGTAGTAGAGGACGTTTAATATGGAACATCCTGTTGAACTACTCGTACATAACTATTTTACAAAAGTTCTTGAAGGAACTGCAAGCATGACTGCAACTACTAAAAATAAAGTAATGAGCCATGTAGAGCAAGCCTTGGATAAACAGTTTGACGATAAAAACAACAGGAAGTTTCGTTTAAGAGCAAGCAATATCGGAAGGGCTACCTGCCAACTTTGGTTTATGAAAAATAAACCTGAGAAAGCAGTCCCTTTCGGTACTAACTTTTTGTTGCGAATGTTAATAGGAGATATAACTGAGGCTGTATTTAAAGGAGTATTAACTGAAGCAGGAGTTAAGTATGGTGAACCAGAAAGAGTTCAAGTAGAAATAGCTGGAGAAACAATTAGTGGGGAGTATGATCTTATTGTCGATGGTAAAGTTGATGACATAAAATCTGCTAGTCCTTGGAGTTATAAAAGTAAATGGACAGGAGGAGAAAACATAGCAAAGCATGATAGCTTTGGTTACGTAGGCCAACTTGCTATATATGCTAAAGGTAAAGGAGTAGAAGCAGGTGGATGGTGGGTTATCAATCATTCATCAGGAGAGTTTAAGTACATAAAGTATGCTAATGATGTAGACACAGTTATAAAATCTTTAGAAAAAACTGTTAATACATTGAAAGAAAACAAATTTTCTCGATGCTATGAACCTATAAAAGAAACATACAGGGGAGTTCCTAGTGGAAGGTATGTGCTAGGTACAGAGTGTAAGTTTTGTGACTTTCGTTTTGAGTGTTGGGGAAATTCGTTATCAGAACAAGCATCTAAAGTTAGTAAGGCAAAAGAAAAACCTATTGTGCAATACATAGATAAAGGAGCCGTATTATGATTGAAGTAAAGATAACAGATAAAATGCGTAGTGTATCTCATCGTAAAGCAAAAGAGATGGGAGTGTTGTACAAATCTATTACGAGAGGTAAGGGAAATGTTTTTGGGTTTCTAGGAGAAGAGATTGTAAGAAAAGTTTTAGGAGGAAAAGAACATAACACACGAGACTATGATTTAGTTGTAAACAGTAAAACTATTGATGTTAAAACAAAGAAAACTTCTGTTACACCAAAGCCAAACTATGATTGTAGCGTAGCTGATATCACACGCAAACAAGACTGTGACTACTTTGCTTTTGTAAGAGTATTGAATGACCAATCTGTAGGATGGTTTCTTGGTTTAAAAGAACGAGATGACTATTTTAGTAATGCAGTTTACCTAGCAAAAGGTGAGCATGATCCAAGTAATAATTACTTTGTTAAAGCAGACTGTTATAATCTTCCTATATCTTCTCTTGATTTAAGTGTAAATGGAATTATAGAAAATGGTTCCAAAGTCAAAGTATAATAAAAAAGGATACATAAAATCTAGAAAGAATGGGTTTCGTTCTGGTTTAGAAGAAAAAGTAGCTAAACAAATACAAAAAGCTAATCATAAACTACGGTATGAAGTAGTAAAGATTAAATGGATTGATTTTGCTATACGTTCTTATACACCAGACTTTGTTCTTGATAATGGTATCATAATAGAAGTTAAAGGTTTTTGGAGTGTTGAGGATAGGAAGAAACATAAGGAGCTTAGAAAGCAACACGTAAATTTAGATATCCGTATGGTATTTGAAAACAGTAAACGTAAAATAAGAAAAGGGTCTAAGACTTCTTATGGAATGTGGTGTGATAAAAACGATATACTATACCATGATAGAATTGTACCTATTCCTTGGTTACAGGAACAATTAAAGTTTATGCCACCAAAAATAATAAATGTTAATCAACACTCTTTTAAGGGGTAGAATATGACTAATACATTTAATCAGATAAGAGCTAATGATCTTGTGATTGTGTTAAAGCCTGTTATGAAACAAGTAGGCACTGGAAAAGATGCTTCTGTAGTGTGGACAGGAGAGGTAACAGTAAAGTTACTTACAGACTTAACAAAAATTTCACTAAACGAGCATGACTTTGATAGTTTAAATAGGATATCAAATTTAATGGCATCTGCCATACCAGCAATGCACGAAAATAAAATAGTAAGACATATAATAGAATATTATTTAGAGCATAATTCTCTTGACTTAGAACACATGGATATAGTAGAATATGAAGAAGAACTAACTGAAAATAATGTAATCAAATTAAACTTTGATAGTGAAACAGAAGGAAATGCGTAATGCCAAATGATGACTTCATAAGAAAACATAAAAAGCAACAGGACATGGTAAACAATCCTCCCCATTATAATAGGCATGGTGTAGAATGTATACAGGCGATTAGGGCTACACTAACAGACGAAGAATTTCGTGGGTATTGTAAGGGCAATGTATTGAAGTACACTTGGAGAGAAAATTACAAAAACATGGATGAAGATTTACGAAAAGCACAATGGTATTTAAACAAACTACTAGTAGATATTGAAGGTTCTAATGAAAGCTAGAGCTAATATATTTTTAGAGATAGACCCTGAAGAATTTTATATGCCTGTTGATGGTGATCCTACAGAAGAACTTACAGATATGTTATATGAACTGTTAGAAAATCTAGATGGAACTAGCCTGTTAAACCTAAAAGTTAAATGCACTGGAGTACCAAAATATGAAACATATGAATGATTACCAAAGGTTTATTGCTCTTTCAAGGTATGCACGTTGGATTGAAGAAGACAACAGACGAGAAACTTGGGAAGAAACAGTAACAAGATTAATAAACTATTTTTCCTATCATGTAGATACTAATTTAGGCGTTAAGCTTGATGAAGAAATATGGAAAAAATTAAAAAACAATATTGTATCTTTAAACATCATGCCAAGTATGAGATCTATGATGACTGCTGGACCTGCATTATCAAGAGAAAACATAGCTGGCTATAATTGTTCTTATATACCTATAGATAACCCAAAGGCATTTGATGAGGTGTTGTACATACTAATGAATGGTACAGGTGTAGGATTTTCTGTAGAGAGGCAGTACATTAATAGTTTACCTACAATTCCAGACAGGGAGTTTGAGCATACAGAAGATGTAATTTCTGTAGCTGACTCAAAGGAAGGATGGGCAAGGGCGTTTAGAGATTTAATTTCTTATCTATATACTTGTCGTGTTCCAAAGATAAATGTAAGTAAGGTTCGTGCTGCAGGAGCAAGGTTAAAAACTTTTGGTGGCAGGGCTTCAGGCCCACAACCTCTAGTGGATCTTTTTGATTTTACTATTACAAAATTTAAGGAAGCAAGAGGTAGAAAACTAAACTCCTTGGAGTGTCACGACATTGTGTGTAAGACAGGTGAAGTTGTAGTTGTAGGAGGAGTACGTAGGTCTGCTCTTATATCTTTATCTAATCTCTCTGACTATCGTATGCGAGAGGCTAAGACAGGACAATGGTGGGAAACAAATCCAGAAAGAGCGTTAGCCAATAACTCTGCTGTGTATACAGATATGCCAGATACAGGAACTTTTATGAATGAATGGTTGTCATTGTATCAAAGTAAGTCTGGTGAACGTGGTGTATTTAATAGGCAATCTGCACAGAAAAAGGCAGCGCAGAATAAACGTAGAGAATCAGATATAGAGTTTGGTACTAACCCTTGTTCAGAGATCATACTCCGTCCTAATCAATTTTGTAACCTTACTGAAGTTGTATGTAGAAGTGGTGACACAAAAACTACACTTAAAAACAAAATAGAAATGGCTACTATTTTAGGAACCATACAAGCTACTTTTACAAACTTTGGGTATCTACGTAAGCGTTGGCAGAACAACACAGAAGAAGAACGTCTGTTAGGTGTATCCTTGACAGGCATAATGGATTGTCCAGTGCTTAATGGAACTAGTAGTAACCTGCCTAGCACATTAGAATATTTACGTTCTGTAGCAGTTGAAACAAATAAACAATGGGCTTCTAAGTTAAATATACCACAGTCCACAGCGATTACTTGCGTTAAACCTTCTGGTACAGTTAGTCAACTTGTTAATAGTGCTAGTGGTGTTCATGCAAGACACAACAAACATTATATCAGAACAGTTAGAGGAGATAACAAAGATCCATTAACACAGTTGATGATAAGTGTAGGTGTTCCATATGAAATAGATCATTTACAACCTAATACAACTACTGTATTTTCATTTCCTATGAAGTCTCCTGATAAAGCTATCTGTAGAAATGATCTATCTGCGATACAACAACTTGAGTTATGGAAAACATATGCAGAACATTGGTGCGAACACAAACCTTCAGTGACTATTACCGTAAAAGAAAAGGAATGGATAAACGTAGGAGCTTGGTGTTGGAATAACTTCAATTATTTGTCAGGTGTGTCATTTTTACCACAGACAGATTACACATATAAACAGGCTCCCTATCAAGACATAGAAGATAAAGAGTATAATGAACTCTTAGAAAAGATGCCAAAGAATATTGATTGGGCTAAACTTTCAGACATAGAAAAAGAAGACACTACAACAGGAGCACAAGAACTAGCGTGTACTGCTGGAGTATGTGAGTTAGTAGACTTAACACCTTAACAAACCAAGGAGTAAAATACCATGCATAAGGAACGACATCCACCTCTTCGTATTCAGCATGACAAAGGGTATCGTGCATTTAAGAGAGGCCGTATCATTAACCCATACAAGCGAGATAGTTCTTTTTATAAGGAATGGGATCGAGGATTTAACAAGGCATATTTTGAAAATTTGGAAAAGCTAAATGCAAACACAGTTTGAAAAAAAATTAAAAAAAGAAGTTAAGAAGTGGAAACAAAAAAAGGAAGGCCATAAAGAACCTTCCTTGAGTGTTATGAATATATTAAATCGGCACATTAAAGATACGGATAATCCACAAACGTATTGGATTCATGGGAGGGAAGCGTTTATGAATAGCTTTAAGTTATTAATGGCCTGTGCAGCAGGAGTGCTACACTCAGTATTTCCTTGGTGGTTTAAGTTTACAACTTCAACTGCTGTAATAAAAGCTTTTAAGGTCATTGTAGATAGTAAAAGACATAGGAGAGAGATACAAAGTATTATGCCTGACTATATAAAAAAAGATAAGCTTTAACACTTCCATCTTTTTCTAGCTTGTCTCAGTCTAGAATTAGGATTCTTAGCGGCTTTAGGAAACTTCTTCATTTGTCCTGCTGATCTTGCACAATAACTTTTTCTACGTTTAGCTGCTTTACTTCCTTTTTTTACTTTACCTGTTACGGCAGTTTGTAGTTTGCTTCCGGGATTTTGTCTTTTATATTTGTCTACACCCTTTTGTGTTAGACCTGCACCTTTCTTGGTAGGACGTTTATGCCCACCCTTTATAGTCATGCCTTTCATATTGCTTTTACGCTTTGCCATTATTCCCCCAAGATTGTTTAGCCTTTTGTTTGGCTCTAGCAGATAGTTGTCCATAATGAAAAAGTTTTTTAGAGGAACCAGTCATAGTTTTTCCTGTCATAAGTGTACCATCAGGATGTTTATGTGTACTGGTTCCTTTATACTTTTTACCATCTTTAAAATAATGTTTTACACCTTTTGCCATAATTATGTCCTATACTTTGTTAATCTCCATTAATTTTACCTGCATCTTTTATCTGTTCTTTAAGTTCCTCGACAAGTTCATGTCGGGGTTTTTTTCTGTCTGCTCTCTTGAGTCCATACAAAGCTCTAACAGTTTCATCATGCTCAATGAAATTTATTTCTAATACACGTATTCTATCTACAAGACGAATAATAATTACATTCAAGTCTTTTATGTGTTTGGAAAGTAGTTCTCTTGTATCTCTTATTTCTTCATCTAACTCATTTCGTAATTCATCTACGTTCTTTAGTGATGCTTCATGTTGATCCGCTAACTCTCCTTTTAAATTATTTGTGATCCATTTGATTAACCACCATAAAGCATA